TGTTTCGTTGTCTTATAGCGAGTTCAGTCGGAGATAGCAAGGCAGTTTCTGTAGGCGTCACTCCTTGTGTTGTCCCCGTGGCCACAGGCGGTGCCACCTGAGGTGTTGCTGCAGTTGCCTGTGGTTGGGTTATCGGAAACTGTGCGGGAGCCTGTGAAACTGACTGTGGCTGTGCGTCAATCGCAGTCTGTTCTTCTTGTTGACGTAAATAGTTCCCTAATCCGCCTGCATCTATTATTCCACGTAACTCCTCTCTACTATATTTTCCAAGTTCTAAACCAGTCAAAGCTGCATTTACATCATACAAATCTTGCAAAGGCATTATTTCTGTTAAAGGCACATCTAACGTTCTAGCTCGTCTAACAAACGTGTCGTCAAAATCATCAACTGATGGAACGTTTCTTGGCATAAATTGTTTGTTAGTTAACAGCCCCGCATCATACTGTGTGAGTCCTGAACGACCTTCAAGTAATGTATATATGTCTCCTTTTGTTACACCTAAAACATTAGCATCTTTTAATGTTACAAAAAACTCTGATGAAATTTCATAGTTTTTAATTTGATAGTCAATGTACTCTTTTAAAAACTCTTCTGGCTTTGTTTCAAAACTTGATACACTTTTGTAAAAACTACCATTTAGACTGCTTCGTTTTTCAGTGTACTCACGAGCATGAAAATCTCTTAAATCATTATACGGTTGAACTTCATATGTCCTAATGCCTGAAAATAATGTAAACAGTTCTTCTTGAGGGTTGTAAGGCTTGTCTTTTGATCCTTTAAAATATTTATCTTTATCTTCTTGTATAAAGTAATTTGAAATAGATTTGACCGCATCAGTCCCTTGTCTAACTATTCCAGGAGTAAACGATTTCATTATATGCCCCAACGATTTTACAATTTTATCGCCAGTATCATCTTCAGGATAATATATTCTGCCTCCAGCCGTTGTTCGTCCTTCTCTGATCGTAGCATCAACTAGACCTTGAAAAGCAATGGTTTCAGACACAAAAGGATCTAATAGTTTAGCAAATCCTCGCACTGAGGCTTCAAACGCCGCCTTTTCCCAATCTTTGCCCGCAAGTCTACCTGCTTCAAATTCTTTTAATGCGACATAAAAAGGAGCAGCAACGGTGCTACTATAAGGACTTTGAAAAGCTGTGTTGAAATATTTAATAATTGGTCGACCATCTTTGTTTTCAGACTTGTCTAGTTCATAATTTAAAAAAGGTAGCGGGCCTTCTTGGTTCCAACTAGGAACAAAACTTCTTTGTAATGCATCGCTTTTCTGATCTGGAGAACTTCCGCTAGTGCGATTGCCGTTGTCGTCATATTTTCTTGTATCAAGAACGTCGTCCAACATAAAGTTGTATATTTTTTCTAATCCATAATCAAATCCTGCAACAGATATACCAAAACCAATTAAACGTTCTGCGCCTTGTTGGCGAATGAGAGCGTTGCTTGATTGCAGTTCCTTAACTCCGTATCTTGAAATGTTAAACGAAGTTCTTATCATTTCGATTGGAAACGATATAAAGTTACCTAAAGGTATTCTTCTTAAATTCTGAATTAAAGTGCCAACATAATTATAGTTTGGATAAACATTTCTAATAATTTCTCCAGACAAATCTTCTATGGCTGTGTTAAAAGAACTTTCTGTTAAATCAGATACTTTTTTAACTCCTTGTTCATCTAAAAATCCTCGTAAATCAAATCGTCTGTCTAACACTTCTTGATAATATCTTGAAAACTCTCTTAATGTTTCAGCAGGATCAAAGGCTTTTGTGTCTTTATTAAATATTTTCAACGCTTTTCCGTTTCTTGTTTTTTCAAACTCGTAACCAAATATTTTCCAAATGTCGTCGCCCAATTGGTACAACTGAGTGGCCACTTGATTAGTTCGTTGTAATTTTTGAAACGCAGGATTGCTGGCTAAAAAATCAATTAAATCGTCTGTTGTTTTAAACCGTCCATACACTCCTCTTGCCGCTGAAGGAGTTAAAACTTCTTTTGCAATAAGTTGTAATTCTTTTGTAACTAAACTTGAACCTGCCAAACCTTGTCGGTTGTACTCAGATATTTTGTTCTGAAATGTTTCAACATCGAACTTACCATCTTTTGTAAAGAGATCTCTTGACGCTGTTGAAATGCTATCAAGTAAACTCGCACCATTCTTTCCAAAGTGGCCGTTTGCAACTGCAAACAAGCCAGCTGAAGTGACGTTACGCACTTGAGTTACTGGAGAGTAAACTGTTGCGAAAGACTGACCCACTCCTTTTGAAAATAAAAGAGCTTTATAAAGCGGATTCACTAGCCAACTGTCTGTATACAGTAAAGACCTAGTAATTGCATTTGCAATGGGAGCTGTTGTGTATGTGCCCGCAAGTGGTCCAAGCATTTCTGAACCTCCGTAAGGTTGAATTATATCTCTGCCTAATTTAAATTCCTCTCCTAACTTAACAAGAGGTGTTGCGATACCTCTCTTTGCCAATGCATCTGGCGTCTCAAAAAATAATTTACCCATACTACTTCGATGTATATTTTTAGCAGCGTTGTTATATGCAACATATCTTCCTAATTCCATCACCGTTTCCAACACTCTTTCTCGCACGTCATCTGTTCTGCCGTATAGTTTAGCCACCATTTCGGGTAAAGTTGTTTCGCCTTTTGTTAAAATGTTTCCTGTATACTGCGGAAGACCTTGCACCTTTCCTCCTGACAAAAATGTTATGGTATCTTCAATTAATTTATGCACAGGCACGCCTTCTTTTGAACCTAGTTCTATAAGTGAATTAGTTCTTGATAAGGCAGCTGCTCGTAAAGCGTTCGTAGGAAGAGCCGCAAATTCTTTAGTATTTTTTAATTTTTTCATCATCCACTCTACAAATTCGTTTTTTAATCTTTGAGAAATACCTGCAGCACCTGTTTTTCTAATTTTAAAGGATAATGTAAGATAGTCTTGCGCGTCCTTTCTAAACGCATCATTTATTTTTTTTTCAACATTTTGATTTTTTGCAATGGCTGCGTATTCTTTTTTAACACCTGATAATAAATTTCGTATGTATTTTGCTTGTTTAATAGTGCCTGGTTGTAATATGCCTGAGCTTACAACATATTTACCGTTTATCATGGGACTTGTAACATAATCTAAAAAGTCTCTTTGAAGTCTGCTTTGCGCGTACGCTGTGCCGTCAAGACCTTTATCAGTTAAACTTTTAGCAACATCGTAGACTCTTGTAGAAATAGATTCTAATGCTTCTTTAGTAAACTTTTCGATAGTGTCCAAAGCTCGTTGTTCTTTCCGCAACGCTCCTTTTACCGTAGGACCCGCTATACCAGATGTGACAAGCCCAGCTCTTATTGAGTTAAGAGTAGCTGCTGTGTATTGTCCTAAATTCATAGCCTCTCTTCTGTTATACAAACGCCAATCTTTTACAGGCGGCAGTCTTCCAAAACCACTTTTGTCTAATGCTTTTTGTATTCCGCCCCCTACAAACTGTGCTGTTTTACCTGCCGCTGTGTTTGTAACTCTTAGAAAACCTGGGAGACCAAGATTAACTTCGTAGCCTGGCACTTTAAATTCTTTAGTTGCAACTTTTGCAACTGGTGAAATAACATAATCTTTAGCCACATTCATGACTTTACCGCCAAGTTTAATTGTCTTACCTCCCACAAAACCAACAGCTTTTGGCGTCGCTGCAATAGCTCCTCCAATAAACGGTGCCTCCACTCCAAAAGCAAGTTTTTGAAAAACTAAATTTTCAGCACGTTCTCTCGGAGATAAATTTTCATCATCTATGACAAAAGAGTCATACAAACCAAAAGCTTGCGCTAGTGTTAAATCTCTTGAAGTTGACACAAACGGTTCTGAAATAGCCGCGGGTATAATAATTTCTGTTGCTTTTTGTCTTAATGTTTTTTTCTTTAAATAGTCTTTGCCTTTTTTTTGAACAATGCTGTTAATCAGTTTGGCTGCTATGGCATAGCCTGTTCCATATTGCATACCAAACTCTGCAGTTTTTCCTAAAAAAGTATCTAACTCACCTTTTTCGTACAATTGTGGAAACTCTGACTCTACCCATTTTAACGCACTCGTTTCAGCGTCATCATTATAAAGATCGTAAGACAACGCTCCTGTTTCTAAAATACCTTGTGCAATTTTTGCCGATCCTGTTGTGATACCTGCTGCTATTTCTTCGGGTCGACTAAATCCGACTTGTTCTCCACTCATCCCACGATACGTAAAATCGTAATATTGTTGTGCCCTTTCTTGAACTGCTGGCTCATAACCAAAACTAGGGAACGCAGTTGCGTCAAAAGTTTCATTTTTCCCTTCTCTTTTTTTTATTTGTTCTCCTAAGTCTCTTACACCAAAACCAAAAAAATCTGTTGCAAAACCTGGTTCTCCAGCAGAAGATGTTGCGTATCCAAGATAAGCTTTAAAACGTTGAGCGTCTTGATAAGCACCAGGGTTGATGTCTTTATCTGCCCCCAATATCTTAAATAATTCTTCTCTATCTAAAGTGGGAGTCTCTACGCCGTCTTGGAGTTGTTGCCAATAATCTTTAGCAAGATCAAGATTGTTTTGAAAAATGTGTTTTAATGTACCAACATTTTTAATTTGATTTTTTTCTAAGGGATTGCCCATATTTTAGCCCCTACTCAAGACCGCCGCTCTTAGGTATATTGTCAAAACCACTTCCGTCACCTGCCCCTTCAACCAAAGTCTTTAAATCTTCTTCGCTAATGTCAAAAGTACCTGGGAATAACCCTTCCATAATTTTAATTGTTTGACTAATGTTTGCACCAGTATCTACTTGCCCTGGCATGGCGCCCGCTGCAAAACTATTAAGTATTGTCGCTGCAAAATTTAATTGGTCATCTCTTGTGCCAAAGGCAGTCGCAAAAGCGGCATCAGCACTAAGTCCCATGCCCCCTTCTTCTCTTGGTTTCATTAACGTTTCAAAAATTAATATTTTTTCTGGCGTTTTGTTAGATATCATTTCTTGCACTGCAAGTTGTGTTTCAGCATTTAATCCTGCTATGTCAAGTCTTGCTTGAATGTCGTTGTTAGCCATATTTATTCGAGCATTTATTTCTTTCGCTGTCATTTCGCTGTCGAGTAAGTTTTCAAATACACCTAAAGTTAGATCTTTCTGTGCTTGAGCATCTTCTTTTTTAGCTGTTGCGTCCGCTATTTGAAGTCTTTGTTTTTCTGTATCCGTTAACAATTCAAATTGTTTTTTTTGTTCTTCCGATAATCTATCTAACTCTCTTCTCGTTTCAGCTAAGTTACCTGTTCTGTCTGATAAATTAGAAATAAATGAAGCAAGTTGAGACTGTCCCTCTGGTATTGGCTCACCTATAACATCTGCTGCAGCGCCACCAATTACCTCAGCAACAGATGGCTTATATTTAGAATAGTCTGTAACATATTTATCATAATCAAGTGCATATTGAGCAGTGTCCATGCCAGGTATCTCTGATGATAACATTTTTGCAATTCTATCCGCCTCGCTCATAATCATTTGTGTGTTTATACCTGTGCCCATGCCTAAGTCTGGATTTATATTTTCTAATGGATTAGCGCCTTTCATGTCTATATGTCCTGCGTATCCGCCAGGTCCATCAACCAAGCCTCGTTTAGGAGTGGTCACTTGTCCGCCGACCGCATACCCCTCTCTATATTTCAACCCACTTGCAATGCCTGTGCTGCGATGCTCATGTTGTTGTTTTTTAAACATAGCGCGTTGTAAAACTTTACTCATAATTTACCCACCAAATAAATTGCCAATCGTGCCTGCTGCAGCGATGCCTGTTAAGATAGGGTTAGGCTGTTGGAACTGTTGGAATGTTGGAGCGCCACGTAGGGCACTTGCAAACTGACCGAGTCCATAGAACGGTGTTTGATATGTGCCTAAGTTCTGTGCGCCTAAAATTTGTCGTTGTGCTTCACCGAAGTCGAACAACTGTCCAACGTCACCGAATAACCCGCCTTGTGCAACTTGTCCAAGACGACCGTAAAGTTGTCCAATACCTGCTTGTGTCTTAGCAGCTTGTTGTGCTGCTTTCTGTGCATCTTGTGCTGATCTAAATCTTAATCCACCAACTGCCTTTGCAAGAGCGTCACCTTGTGCTCTCGCAAGTTCGGCATCCATTACTGCACCTCTTGTGCCTGATCCTGCAAAACTACCTGTTTGTATTTGTCTTTGTGCTTGCTGTGCTTGTTGTTGACCAAACAAACGATTAAGATCTGTAGTTGTTGCATCAACAACATCTTGTGTATACGGATTCATGTACGCCTGTGCAGCATCTGGCCCTGTTGCACCCATTGCTGCTTGTAGTGATTGTGCACCTGCCGTTAAAAATGGTTGATACGAGCCCAGTCCTGACTGTAATAATTGACCAGCGTCCAGCTGCTGTTGTGTTAAGTCTGGTGCAAGTTGTGCACCTGTTGGAATATTGGATTGTTGTATTAACGATTTAAACGCATCAATTAACCCGCCTTCATCACCGTATGCGCTTGCTATCGTTTCGTCAAATGTTGCCATTATGCTTGTGCCTCTAATCTGTTCATTAAATCGTACATTCTTTGTGCTCCTACATCAACACTACCGCCGCCCGCTGCCCGTACAGCGTCAGCCGTCATTACAAATTCGTTTTTCGATAGTCTAGCAGGCACATCATCTGCCCGTTCTTTGGCGCCCACAGGGATAAAGCCACCGCCACGATAGTCCATTTCCATCGCTGGCTCACCGCCGTCTGCGAGCCCTATAATACCACCATCTTTCGCCTGTTGTCCACCCCTATACTGAAGGTTATAAAAGTCTGTTGGTCGATCACGGAACAAAGCAAAATCGCTTCTTTCTTTTTTAGCGCTTTGATTTTCTAAATACTGAAGAACAGCTGACACCGTGCCTCCAAGAGCAGATACGATAAACTTGTTTTTAGGATCAGACATAAATTGATTAACAACCTCTAGTTTTTCACCCACTCCTTTTGCTTTTTTAAAATTTTCAAAAAACTTAAATCTGCCAGTAGTTTCCGTGCCAGTTCCCGCCCCTGCTCCTGCAGAGGAAACACTAGGCCCAGAAACATCAGCTATTGTTGGTCTTGTTGATACCTCTGCTGCGGCTTGTGTGCCTGCATCAGTCGGTAAGTCTCCAAGCACAGATCCTTCTCCTCTAAAAAACGACCCCTCTCCGGTAGATGTTAAACTGCCGGTTGGCCCAAACAAAGGGTCGCCTGTAAATGGACTTGTAAATACATTTCCAGTTCCAGGTTGTGTAAAACCAAGTTGAGTTGGAGCCCCTCCTATGCCACGAATCACTTGTCCACCTAGGTAAGTGCCAAGACCAGACCTGACTGAACTACCAATACGACCTGTTTTATCAAAACTTCCAAGTCCCGCCATAGTTGCAGCTATCGCTGGGTTAAACGGAGCCACAAATGGAGCGGCTGTCACTGCAATTTCTGCTAACTCGTTTGGTACTGCTTTTCTAAATGCATCTTTAATAGCGCTGCCTATTCCAAACATATTATTTTCCTATTTTCTCCAATCTATCGTATTTTGCGTCATTTTCAATCATTATTGTCCTCTGATTGTAGGCGTTGGTAATTCTTGGTAAAATATGGACACATGATAGGGTTGCTCCGTGATTCTAGACTGTACTTTGTCTCCTGGCTCAAGCACCATAGTATTACCAAAACTTGCTGAGGCATCGTTGTTAAGAGTGCCCCTAGCAAATGGCACAAATGTGTTAGTTGTTGCCTCAACCAAACGAAGTTCATTATCGGTGCCCGTAGCGTTAGTACCTGATTTATTTTTTAAAAACAAATGTTTCATAATAATCGTATGACCAGCTGGAGCTTCTATTAAATCTACAAAACTATCTTCCGTGGTCACTACTTTTGAAATATGTCTATAACGAGTTCGACTAGAGCTGTCTAATAGCACAAAACTACCTGATATTCGTTGTGTATCTTGATCTGATTCAAAACCTAATTTGTCCCCTTCCTCCAATACAAATTTAGTAGTAAAAAAAGCAGCGTTATTAGAGGTAATTGTATAGCTGGCACCAAGTTCTACGGTTTGACTTGTGCTCTCTGAAGCGTCTATCATGTGCACCTGTTGAGTAACTGTGCTGGCGTTGCCATTAAAACTAGTAATGCCACTAAAAATTAACGTTTTTCCTGTAGGACATTCTTTAAATGTGACAGCACTGCCCGTGACATTTGTTGTCCCAATAAAGTTTTTAAACAACTGTGACATTATAAGAAGAACCAGTTAAGTTGAGAGTTAGAGTCTAACATGTCCTCTTCGGTCACAACTCGATCAGTCTCTAAAAAACCTTTTTCTACTTCTGTGGATAATAAATCAAGATACTCTTTTAACGCTGGAGGCACGTCTTGAATGGACATATTTAATTTAGGCATTTGTTTAAATCTAGTGCCAGACATTATTCTACTCCCATTTCGTTTTTAAGTTCTATTTCTGTAATACTGCATTGCATGTACTCACAAGCGTCTTTGCCTTCAGGTATAGCCTCTCCACACTTAGGACATTTTTTTTCTTCGCTCATGTATTTCTCAGTCCATCTGGTTGCATGTTAAATCGATGGTCACCCATACGCCAAAAAGAACTGGTCGCATTGCTTGATACCACCATCGACACTTGTCGTCCACGTGCACGTATGGTTTGGTGTGTTGTGCCTGTGGCTGATGTAATTGTTTCTTCTGTTCGTTGTGTGCCGTTTGGATGATCTCTAAATTTTAATGTCACTGTGACATCACCCACTTGGTCATTGAAGTCAGGTATAAAATCACTGATATACATCATTTGTTCGCCGTCCGGTGGCAAGTCAATGTCGCCTGATGTTAATGTGCACTCCATAGCCGAACCGTCGTCATCTGTGCCTGATTCGTGTTTAAATATTACAGAGCTGGATGCTGCAAGAGAACTTGCAAGCGGGTTGTCATAGATACCGACTGGCGCCCAAGCCCCTCTAGCCAGCGTGCCCACAGACCATGTATTTTCTAAATAATTAAATATTACATAATTCGTAATATCATCTGACGCGTCGTTGGATCCTGTTGGATAGAACCACCACACTTCGTTAAATTTAACATTGAGTGCTGCAAAGCATTTTAGTTTTTGTTGTTTGGTAAGATTGTCAAACACATGTCGTTCTACTGTGCATGGTATGCTTTGCACTTGCCCACGATAAGCGTAGAAGCCATCATCGCCCATCCAGTATGCCGTGCCGTTGTGTTCAACCACTGCATTTGGTCCAACAAGTCCTGCGTTTTCTGCTAGTGTTTGAAAAGCATACACATCTGGTTGTCCAACAAACGTCATAGAAAAAACAGTTGTATCAGAAAACAATAAAATATTGCCTTTGGTTCTAACCGCGCCAAGAAGCAGGTTGCCGCCTTGTAATTCTACCGCACCTGCAAAGTTGTCGAGTGTTGCTGTAAAATCATTATCTGTTTCTAAATCCGAAAAAGCCACACGCATCGGAGCATCATTGGTGCCATCGTGTGCGCCAAATAAAATAACTTGTCTTGATTGTTGGTTGACAATCACACCGTTAGCCGATGACGGTATACTGCTGCCTGTTGCAGCTGTAACAGCTGCTGCGTTTGTGGCTGCATCGCCTTGATACGCACTCAAGTCTAGTTTGTATAGTTTGCCGCCTATCTTATTAACACATAACAAATCTTCACCAAACGTGTCCATCGTCCAAATACCAGCAAAC